AGTACCTACTGTTTGTGGCTATTTCCGCTAGCTTTGGCATCAAGGGTGCGAGCAAACTAATGGGTATGCGTAAATGAGGTACTTTAATCGAGCTGACTTCGACTGTCAGGAGACCGGCAACAACGAAATGAGTGACGATTTCTTGGTAAAACTTGATGAGCTACGTCATGTGTGTGGTTTTCCCTTTATTATAACCAGCGGTTACAGAGACCCCAGCCACAGCATAGAGGCGCGAAAATCAAATCCGGGCACCCATGCACGCGGAATCGCCTGCGACATCAAAGTATCCAATGGTAGTCAGTCGTATGCTATCATTAAGAACGCGCAATCAATGGGATTTAATGGTATAGGTGTAGCGAAAACCTTTATCCACGTAGACACTAGAGATACTACCCCCGTAGTCTGGTGCTACTAGAACGTACATAGGTGTTATATGCCGCTAAAGAAGTTACAGCTAAAGGCCGGAGTAAACCGCGAGAATACTAGGTACACCAGTGAAGGTGGATGGTATGAGTGCGATAAAGTACGGTTTCGTCAAGGCACGCCGGAAAAGATAGGTGGGTGGCAGCGTATATCTGCGTCTATATTCGACGGAGTATGCCGTTCTTTATGGAACTGGGTAACTCTGAGCGGGCAAAATCTTGTGGGGGTAGGTACGAACCTAAAGTTCTATATTGAACAAGGCGGGCTGTACTACAATATAACTCCAACACGCGCTACTAATACGCTGACTAACCCGTTTACCACTGTATCTGGTTCGGCTACTGTGACTGTTACAGATGCAGCGGGGGGTTATGATCTTGGGGACTTTGTTACGTTTAGTAACGCTTCCGCAGTTGGCGGGTTGACCCTCAATGGCGAGTTCCAAATCCAAACAGTAGCTTCTGGTTCATACACCATAACAGCTTCTAGTACAGCTTCTAGCGCGGCTACGGGTGGGGGTACTGTAACTGCTGTTTATCAGCTAAATGTCGGCCCTGCGCAAGCCACGCCTCTAGTAGGTTGGGGAGCAAGTACGTGGGGGTCTGGAGCGTGGAGCACGGGTGCAGCTTCTACAGAGTCCATACGGATATGGAGTCAGGCTAACTTTGGAGAAGATTTGTTGTTCTCGCACAGCGATGGCCCCATATATTTTTGGGATGCTAGTGGTGGAGTAAGTGGTGTGGGTGTAGAGTTATCTACCCTATCCGGCGCGTCTGGTGTACCCACTACGCAAAAGTTTGTTTTAGTGTCTGATATAAACAGGTTTGTATTTTGTTTTGGAGCTAACACCTTGGGTAGTGCTATTCAGAACCCTATGCTTATCCGGTGGTCAGATCAAGAAGATGCTACTAACTGGACTCCCAGTGCAACAAACCAAGCAGGCGATCTCGTACTGTCTAATGGCTCAAAAATCGTGGCCGCCAAACAAGCACGTCAGGAAGTACTAGTGTGGACTGACTCAGCCTTGTATGCACTACAGTACGTGGGCGCTCCAGTGGTATGGACTGCGCAGTTGGTAGGAGAGAACATATCTACCGCTTCTCAAAACGCTGTGGCATACGCCAATGGCGTAGCATACTGGATGGGTAGAGATAAATTCTACATGTATGATGGCCGTACTAAACCCCTAAAGTGCGACCTACGTAAGTTTGTGTTTAACGACTTTAACGAAGAACAGTACGACTCCGTGTTCGCGGGGACTAATGAATCGTACCACGAAATATGGTGGTTCTACTGTTCAAGTGATTCTCTGGTTGCTGACAGGTATGTAGTGTATAACTACCTAGAACAAGTATGGTACTACGGCACCATGACGCGCAGTGCGTGGCTTGACTCTGGACTGCGTACCAACCCTTTAGCAGCTACGTACACCTACAACTTAGTAAATCAAGAGCAGGGCGTAGACGACAATGAGACAGGTGTTACAGCAGCTATTCCTGCCTATATTACCTCCGCGCAGTTTGACTTAGACGATGGGCATAAGTTCGCGTTTATATGGCGTCTAATACCTGACATACGGTTTGATGACTCCGAAGCAGGGTCTCCCAGTGCTACTATGACATTGCTCCCGTTAACAGATTCTGGTGCAGGGTATAACAACCCCACGTCCGTAGGAGGGTCTAACAGCGGCTCAATAACGCGCACCGCAGTGCTACCTGTAGAGCAGTTTACAGATCAACTTTATACTAGAGTGCGTGGACGGCAGCTATCAATCAAGGTAGAATCTAGCGATATTGGAGTTACTTGGCAATTAGGTTCTCCCCGTATAGATATGCGACCTGATGGCAGACGATAATGGCTGTAGACAATACTAGGTATGACGTACCGTTTCGTGCTCCGGCGCTACCGTATCCTCCGCAGGTATACGACCAAGAGTCGTTTGAAGAGTTTAACAAAGTACTGCGTATTTACTTTAACCAGCTAGATAACGCACTGAGAAACGCTATGGCAGTTCAAGAACCCTACGAGCTACAAGTATCAAAAGGTCAGGTAGCTGGGGCTAGTACCGTATACAAGTTTGGGTTTAATCCTGACATAAATGGCACTGAAGAGACTGTGTGGGGTACTGGCGGTAACTACCCTTACCTTACATCTGCTTCCACTGTGTACATAAGTAGTTCTAGCACTGCCGATTCTAACGGGGGTACGGGAGCTAATACTGTAACTGTAGAAGGTGTGGACGGCAGCTACAACGCCAAGAGCGTAACTGTTAATATGAACGGTCAGACTCAGGTGCAGGTAGGTGATGCTAGCTCGTGGTTACGTGTTAACAGGATATTTGTAGCTACCTCTGGTAGTGGTGGCACGGCTGCGGGAGACGTATACGTAGCTAATAGCGGAGTAAGTTCTGGAGTACCTACAGGAGTTACGTATGCACACGTCATACAGGGAGATAACCAGTCTCAGATTGCTGCTTACACAGTCCCTGCCGGACACTCTCTGTACCTAGACGACGTTACGTTTACCTCTGCAATATCTCTAGCAAACAAACACGTTACTGCAAGTTTCGTTACACGAGACTTCGGTTCTAATACGTTCCGCACGCGCATAGTACAGACCATGCAGAGTTCCTTGTTAGTGCTACCACTCACGTACCCGTTCAAGATAGAAGAAAAGACGGATATAGAGTGCCGAGCGTTTTCCGATACTACCAACGTAGAAGTGGGGGCGTCTTTTCAAGGCATCCTCATAAAGAACTAATGGGCATGAGGAAGTAGGGATGGGCGGTGGATCGTATAGTACAAACAATCGCGTCAATGCGGCAGTAGCATCAGCAGCAGCGTCTCGTGCATCTACTCCTGTTTTTACTGATGAAGATGTAGTTGACGATAATATAGCCTCTGAAATAGCGTCTATGGTAGAACAGGCTTATAATACAGGCGATTTACGCGATTCTGTTTCCCCCTCTCTTATACCTAAAGACCTTGCTTACGATCCAGAATATCAAAACCTTTCAGGATGGGCAGACAGTAGAATCCCTCCTATGATATGGGATGCTTCTAGAAAAATGAGCGTACCTAATCCTGCTTATGTTGCTCCTGATTATTCAGGACTAGAAAACTGGAACGCTTTAGTTCAAGCAGAAAATGACTGGACTTCCAGCAACCTACTTGAAATTACTAACCAAATAAAACAACAAGAAACAGAAAAGTACGATTTAATTCCTCAAATAGAGAACTTCAACTATTTAGACCCTGACCCTGACAATGTTGGACGAGGGATTTATTTAGACGAAGCCAACAGGATGATTAAGGACTTCGGCGTATCGAGAGAAGACGCTGAACAATGGTACTCTGACATTCTTGAGTTTACAGAAGGCCGTTCTCTATACGCACCTATTAGTCCTGAACTGTCTGGTTTAGCTAAACAAAAAACACAGATGAAAGACGAAGGGTACGCTAACAAAACAAACGCATGGTTCAACGAATTAGACGGTCTGAAACAACAAGACCCAGCTTCTTTTACGTCTTCCTTTGATGAAATGCCTATACAAAGTAAATTACAGTATTTGTACAGTACTTACGAAAAAGGCGAGTTAAGTAAAGAGGAGTACAAAGAAAACTTTAAAAACACTGTCAATGCTAGTTACGATCCACAGTTAAACCCTAACACTAAAATAATAATAGATATTAAAGGTAATGATTATTTAGTAGATTCTCAGAGTGTTTTCGGCAAACTGACTGACCCCTTCTTTTTAATCAATGGTTCGTTTTATGCAGATGATTCTTTGTACTTTCCCTCAGAAGATATGTCGGAAGGTGCTTGGCTACAGACAATAGGGACTGGTCAGAAAAGTGCAGAGAATAAACTAGAAAATTTACTTGAGCCTAGCACAGCGGGATTCTTTTTAAATAACCCTGTAACTCAAATAGCGAGTCTTGCTATACCGGGTTTTGCACAGGCAGCGGCACTAGTTAAAGCAGCGGCTGGCGAGACCATGCACGCTAGTGACTTGTTCGCTGCGGTAGGGGGTTACGATCTTGTGTCGGCAAAGTTTGGAGAGTTAGCAGAGGGGCTTGGGGCGAGCGCCGG